GTATAAATTTATTTAGAACATTGCTTAAAGCTCAAGGATTAAAACTTGAATATAATGCCTATGACCACATTTATTTTATTGAACGAAATGATGAAGTATGAAAGAAAACAAAAAAAGCGAGATGTATTTTTCATCTCTTGTACTTGCGACTGTAATTCTTGTATTTGCAGCGTTTTGGGGGCTATCGTGGAAGATTTAAAAAGGAGAAAATCATGGAAATTCAATATGAAGACAAAATATAGAAATTCAAGATCATCTGGATTTGATAGCAGACTTGAAAAAAAGCGATATGATTTTCTTTCAATGCTTGAAAAATCCGGGAAAATTAAGAACCTAAGAACGCAAGTTAGATTTGTTCTTCAGGAGTCTTTCAGAGATCCGGCTTTCGGTATTTGCAAAGGTGGAGAATATAAACTCGGAGGTGGAATTTCATACATTGCAGACTTTGTTTATAATGTAGGGAATCAAACTATCATTGAAGACGTTAAAGGCTTCAAAACAGACTCGTATAGAATCAAGAAAAGCTTGTTATTAAAGTCTATTCGTAGCGGATATACCAGCTTTTTTGAAATCACAAAAGAAAACGTAAATTCGGTTTTTTATTAAAGGAATCATGATGAAAAAAGATAAAAAAACAATTGTCCAGGCATACGTAAAAGATGAAATCGTTAAAAAAATTGAAAAACTTTCAAAAGAAAGAAGGTGGAGTAAATCAAAAACAATTGATTTCATTCTTGAAGAGTATTTTGCTTGACATTGTAGTTTATTTGTAGTAAGATTTATTTGGTTTTGGCGAACCAGAGATAAAACAGAATGAGCATTAAAAATAAATTTATAATAGCCTGTTCCGGTCTCGAATCGCCAAAGTTCATCTGTGCCGGAGCAGGTTTTTTATTTAAAAGGATTTTTTATGAACAGTTTTGATTATGTTAATGGGTATTATGGCCTTAATTTAAAAAAAGGAACAAAAGCAAAATACGATGGTCGTGATTGCGTTGTAACACGTGCAAGAGGGCAATATATTTTTTTGAGGTTCGCAGAAAATAAAAAAGAAGATGGTCCATATCATCCAATTGATAAAATCGAATATTTGGATTAGGATTTTTTAATCAGCGGATAATATTATCCGCTGATTTTTTAAGGATTAAATATGAGTGAAAAATGTGGATATATAGCTCTTTTTAGGAAGTTTCAAGATAATTTTTTATGGAAAGAAAAAAGGGTTTTTTCAAAAGCAGAAGCGTGGATTGACATTCTTTTTTCTGTTCGATTCTCTGAAGATCATGAAGAAGTTATTTTAAAGATGCAAAAATTCACTGTTAATCAAGGTGAAAGCCTGTTTTCATTGGATACTTGGGCTGATAGATGGGGATGGTCAAAGAGTAAAACAAGGCGGTTTCTAGTGATGCTTAAATCGTGTTCAATGATTGATTTAATTGACGAAAGAAAAACGACACGATTAAAGGTGCTTAACTACTGTTATTACAGGGATTTGATGAACCACGAAAGAAACGCAAGTGAAACACAAGTGAACCACGAAAGAAACGCAAGTGAAACACAAGTGAAACCAAAAGAAAAAAGAAAAGAAAGAGAAGAAGGAAAAGAAAGAGAAGAAGGAAAAGAAGATTGTATAGCTCGGAGCTGTAAAACAGCTCGCAAGCCTGCGGTATCTTTTTCTTTTGAAACCGGGGAATTTTCTATTCCAGAAGTTTTTATCGTGCAATGGGAAAAAGCGTATCCAGCTTGCGATATCAGACATGAGATTCTGAAAGCAGCTTCCTGGCAGATGGCAAATCCAAAGAAAGCGAAAAGGAATTACGCTCAATTTCTTTCTGGATGGATTTCTAGAGTTCAGGAAAAAGGAGGAACAAAAACGAACCAGGTTTCAAGCTCAGCAAGCGGATACAAAACACAAGCACAAAGAACTGAAGATTTTTACAAGGAATCTTTGTTCAAGCTTGGTCTTTGATTGAAAGGATTTTGAAATGATTGAAAGGATTACTGAAAAGGAATTTTTGGAAATTGAAAAAGAAAGTAAAAACAAAAAAACATGCAGAAATTGTCTTCATAGCGAAAATGGAGATGGATTGCTTTTCTGCAAACACAGAAAAAATTCTTTGTATTACATTGGAAGAAATGGAAAAGCATTCAAAAAATTTCCTGTTTGCAAATTTGTCAACAATGGAGATGTTTGCAGCGAATATGCAAATGGTTATTTTTGGAAAAATTTTAATATTACTACGATCATTATTGCAATAATTGCTATTTCAATTTCCATTCTGAGGGTACTTGTAATTGTTTTCAAATTTATTTTAAACGGATTTTGAAATGACAGAACAAGATTTAAAAATTTTCACCCCTATGTTTTGCGAGCTTTGCATGTCAACCGGGAAAGAGCCTTCCGAGTCTTTGACTAGAGTTTTTTTCAAGCACCTGAAGAAATACGAAATAGAAACGATTGCACTTTGCTTTGAAAGAATGATTGCAACAGAGAAAACATTCCCAAGCGTTGCAAGAATCAATGAGGTTATCTCAGGTGGAACACCAGAAGAACTAGCTTCCCGTTGGTACGATATTGCCTATGATGCCATTCAGCGATACGGTTCATATGAGTCCGTCTGCTTTGATGATCCTGCTACAGGAAAAGCGATATCGGCGATGGGTGGATGGACAGAGTTTTGTATTCTGAATCACGATCAATGGACTAGAAAAGAATTCGAGAGACTTCACAGAACATACCGCAATGAAAAAGAAAACACGGTGCTTTACGGATTGACTGCAAAAGGTAACGTTTTTAGCGGTTTTCAAGTTCCAGATGTTAGATATATCGGATTTTCATATTTGTCGCAAAAAAACAGCATAAGATTTAACGATAGAAATATGTTAGAAGTTATGAAAGGATAAAAAAAATGAGAAGCATATCAAAAGAACAGCTTTATAAAATTTTAGAGGATCATAAATTGTGGCTTAATAACCAAGAAGGAGGAAAAAGAGCAGATCTCAGTGACACAAATCTCAGGTACGCAGATCTCAGTGGCACAGATCTCAGGTACGCAGATCTCAGGTACGCAGATCTCAGGGATGCAGATCTCAGTGACACAAATCTCAGGGATGCAGATCTCAGGTACGCAGATCTCAGGGATGCAGATCTCAGGTACGCAGATCTCAGGGATGCAGATCTCATGGATGCAGATCTCAGTGGCACAAATCTCATGGGTGCAGATCTCAGTGGCACAAATCTCATGGGTGCAGATCTCAGGGATGCAGATATTGATTACTCGTGTCTAACTTTAAGCTGTAAAACTCTGAAAATAGGAAAAACAGACAAGCGTCAATGTGTACAGATTGCGTATCATCTTTTGCGTTTTATGGATGCTTGCGACGATCCAGAAGTTTTGAAAATAAGAAACATTAAAAAACTGATTGATTTTACGAATACTTTTCATAGAGTCGAAGAGTGCGGAAAGATTGAAAAGAAAGGATAAGAAATGATGTTATCAGAAAATTATGGAATAATAAGATGTGGAAATGAATTTAAAATTTGCCATTTTGAAAAAGATGAAGATTTTACATTTTTATTTAGTGATTTAATTTTAATTGCAAACGCTCTTAAATCTTTTTTAATAAGAGATGAAAGTTTTGATAGTTTTGGAAATAAAAGAATAAAGATAAAAATTTTTAAAAAATCAATTGTTATTTATTTTGAAAATGGCTCTATTGAATTGTCAGGTAATGAAATTTTAAATTTGTATAAATTTTTAGCGCCGTAAAAATAACCTCATTGAAAGGATAAAAATGAACGCAACATGCGAAAATTGCATATTTGCAATTGTTGAAAACGTTCAGCTATCGAAAAGAATTCTTTGTAATAAAAGAAAATTTAAGAATACCGGCGATTCAATTGGAACTGTAAACTTGTACTTGCATTTGAATGTAACTGATTTGATTCATGGTTGTGAGATGTTTTTAGAAAGGACATGAAATGAGTAATCTAACAAAAGAAAAGATTGAAGAATGTCTTGATACTTTGAATGAAATTTTATTTGAGGTTTCAAAAGAAATAGAAAATGAAAGCGAAATTGTTTTCGATTATTTTGGAGATGATTTTGAACTTGATATTGAAAGCGTAGTTAGATTTCTTTTTTCAGCAAGACTTGATGAATATAGCGAAGAAGAAATTAAATATAAAGTTTTTAGGAATTATGAACAAGTGGCTGAAATGAATACACATAAATCAAAATTATTGGAAACTTTTTATCCAAGATAATAATGGGGTTTATATGGGTTCAGAGTATGGATACACGGAAGGAATAAACTCATATAGCGATTCAATAAAACTGCTTGCAGAAGCAACGAACAGCAGAATTTATCAGGACACGATAAACGTTTATGTATCGCAGCTAATGAAACATAAGATAGATAATCTAACGCTCCATGAAGTATGCGAAAGACTGATTGAGACAGAAGATAAATTCCCATCGTTTGCGAATTTGCTATCAAAATGCAAGGAATACAAAAGACAAGGAGAAAGACAAAATCGTGTTGTTACTCTTAAAGATTGCACGCCTGAAGCAATAGAAGAGATAACAAAAAAGTCTGATTTTATGCTAAAATGCACAGAAGAAGATAGGAAAAATGCTCATGAAAAACTTGAACTTTTTTTTCCTGGAATTGCTAGATCTGGAAAAAGAATGAGCGAAAAAATTTATCTATATTTTTTGTTCGAAATAATAAACAACACAAAAGAGTTTGTGAAAAATATCGCTGAAACTTGCAGCGAAGAAGAAAAGCAAAGGCTTAGGTTTTTGCTGAAAGGAAATTAAATGCCAAATTTTAACAGAGTTACTTTGATTGGGCATCTTGTCCGGGATTCAGAACTGAAATTTTCTGCCGATGGAAAAGCTATTTATAAAAACTGCTTGGCAGTTTCAGAAAAATATGGGGAGAAAGAAAATACGGTTTTTGTTGATTTTGTTTGTTTTGGGAAAACTGCGGAATTTATCGGACAATATTCTTCAAAAGGACAGCCAGTTTTGATTGATGGAAAACTTCAGCAAGAGCAGTGGGAAGAAAAGGAAACAGGAAAGAAGAAAAGTAAGATTTCTATTATTGCGAACCAGGTTCAAATTTTTCAAAAACGAGAAAGACATGATGAATCTGGAAAATCTGAAGTTGTTGAAGTTAACAGCATTGATGATGTATTGGATGATGATATTCCGTTTTAGGTATTTTTTGAAAGGATGTTTGAAATGAGTAAATACAGCATAAATGATATCAATGAGTATCTTCATAGTGGGAAAGGTGAATTGTATTACGATAAAGAACAAATAATTATAAGCGGTAACAATTTCTATAACAGCGTTATCTCTAAAAGAATAAATGGTTTTGGTTTCGGATCAATTGTCGGACATCTGATCGAGTTCCCAAGTCATGTAACCCACGACAAAGAAGGGAAAATCCATTTCAATCCTGAGTATGTTGAATGGATTCCTAAGTTTAATGTCGGTGATATTGTTCGCTATATAACAACAGGAACAATATTTCAAGTTGAAATGGTAAGAAAAGAGGATCGCGAATACATAGGAAGAGGTCAAATTTTCATAGAAAAATACCTTGAACTAGTCTGTAAAGCTGAAAACCGAGAAGATTTGAAGTAAAAACAAAAGCCCCCAGAGAAAGGATTAAAAATCTGGGGGCCTGAACGCTAGGGACGTGAACATGGCAATATTAACAAGTCCAAATTCAGAATACGCTGAAATTGATAAAAAGTCAATAATTCCGAAAGACTGGTTTTTGTGTCTGGAATGTTACGAATACATTTCAAGAACTCACAAATGCCCGATATGCAGAAAAGACCCAGAAGCAAAGCTATTAAAAAAAGAAATTTCTGAATCTTCAAGAAGAAAATTTATGGCCGCAAAAATCAGAAATGAAGCTCTGACTATTTCTGAAATTTACTTCGAAGGATTTTCGATAACAGCAGGATTAAAGCGATCAATCGCAAGGAATTTACTCAGAAGCAATGAAATTATTATCAAAGAAAGAAGTTTATATCTTCGTCCGGCATTAATTCTTTTTCAGTTTGTTGTTTGGAAATGCTTTATAAACAAGGGAAGATCGAATAACAAAATGATCCCGAATTTTTTATGGCAGGCTAGACGAAAATCAATTGATACTTTTGATAGAATGCTTATGAATCACGGAATGGAAGAGCGAAAAAACTCCGGTTTTGCAATGGAGATGTTTGATTTAGCCGGACTTACGAAAAACCACAAAAACATAGTTGATTTTATAAATAATCGCAGAAAGGAATTATTTGAGATGAAAAACAGGAAAATAGTTGAACATGTTAAAGAACATCCGCTTTCTGTGGTAACTCAGCACTATACTGGAGATCAATATTGTTTGGTAATGCTTGATGATGGCGAAGAGGTATTTGTAACAGTCGAAAGAGCTGAAAAATATCTTGGGAAAGGATTTTTGAAAAAATGATATCAATGCAAAAGCTAAACAAAAAAGACACTAAAACAAAACTTGAAATATTGGAAAGTATAGAAAGAAAAATAGAATCTGGAGAGATTGATAGAGTTTTTACAAAACCTTGTGAAACCAGGAAAATGACAGATCAAGATTTTAAAATATATGGAATTAAAAGGATTGTATAAAAATGTTCGATAGTAAATCAAGAAATATTCAAAAACTAAAACAGTTTCAATCATTACCACTAGAAGCTAAAATACAAATGTCAAAAGGAAGAATAAAATCATTTTACGATAAAATGGACGGTAAGGCTTACGAGGCTTTTTCTGGAGGAAGGGATTCAACTGTACTTTTACATTTGATCAGAAACACCAGCGGATGTGAAGATATTGAGATTGTATTCAGCAATACTGGACTTGAGTTTCCAGAAATTGTCGAATTTGTAAAAAAACAAGGAAATGTTACGATTGTTCGCCCAAAGATGACTTTTGTTGATGTGCTTACAAAGTATGGATTTCCTATTGTTTCTAAAAAAGTTGCTGCGAATATCCGCACCTATAATAATACTAAAGATCCTGAAGTTAAATATCGCATGCTCAATGGATCAGAAAAAGGAAAGAACTTCAAAATACCAGATAAATGGCAGTATCTAACAGAAGATAGATGTGGATTCAAGGTTACAGATAGATGTTGCGACGCTCTCAAAAAAGAGCCGATGAAATCTTTTGAAAAGAAAACAGGAAAACGCCCTATTATGGGTACAATGGCTGTCGAAAGTATGTACAGAACTCTATCGTATAACGGACACTGCAATTCTTTTTTACCTGGGAATGAATCATCGACGCCAATGATTTTCTGGACAGAGCAAGATGTAACTGATTACATTAAGATTAATAACATAGAGATATCAACTGCTTATACGGAACATGGGTACAAAAGAACAGGTTGCGTATTTTGCGGCTTTGGTTGCCATATGGAAAAAGGAGATGATAAACGCTTTGTAAAATTAAAACAAACACATCCTAAATTGTATGATTACTGCATGAATAAGCTTGGATTTAGACATGTTTTACAAGAATATGGAATAGATATAGAGTAATTTTTTAAATTATTTTGGAATAAGGGAGATAGTTTAATATGTATAATCCGTATGCAAGAATAGCATTTATTCTACATGACAATTATGGACTTACATACTCAGGAATAGAAGATGGTTTAAAAGAAAATTTTGGAGAATATTTTTTTTCAACAAAAAAGGAAATAAAAAAATCTATTTCATACATGAAAAAACTTGGATTTATTGAAAATAGACCAATTTATAACACTGAAACAGGCTATTTTATTGGAAGAGGATTTTTTTTAACTAAAACAGGAATGAGTTTTAAAAAATTGTCATATGAGAGCGTTAAAAATGAACTGTAAAAAATGCGGAAAAGAAAAACTTCTTTGTATTTGTCAAAATGGATTTTGTGAAACTACAGATCAGAAAGAATCTAAAAATAAGGTTGTTTTTGTTGATTTTGTGAAAGGATGTAAGAAATGGAATGCGGATGTATTGAAAAAGTAAATGAAGAATTAAAAAGACTTGGTTTACAGCTTGAAATGAATCAGTTTTACGATAAAAATAAATGCGAAATTTCTATCATATGGAGTGGAATAAAGCTTGAAAAAATTGAAGGACAAAAAAGGAAGGCAAGATTGAGACACAAGTATTTATATCCAAAATTTTTCCCTTTGTGCGGAAAGGAACGGAAATGATTGATCTGATTGAGCATATAATTATTATAGTTACAATTAGTTTTTGCGTAATTTTAATATCAGTTTTTTTGAGAAATAGCGACTCAGGAATAAGAGATCGGGACAATTTTATGAAAAAAAATGGGTATGAATGGAGCGAAGAAGCAAAACTGTATCAGAAAGTAACTCTGGAACCATTAAAAAATGATTGTATAAAATGACTAGAAATCCAACAATTAAAGAGGTGTTTGAATATTTGCAAGCTGATAAAAGAAGAGAGTTATTTTCAGAAGATAGTGACGGGTGTTTCAAAGTAATTGATAAAGAAATTGTTAGATTTCTTTCGCGTAATGATAAACCACTAAATCTAAAACTTGTATATAGCCTTGAATATATCATTTTTAGATTTCCAACAATCCTTTATACAAACTACGCTTGCACGGAAAAGTTTGAGATTTGTGAGGTTGAAAAATAAAATAATCAAAGGAAATTTAGAAATACTATGGAAAAGCATGAATTTTATACAATAGTAGATACTATTTTTTACTCTCATTTTTCAAACTACATCTGGTATTCTCTTGCCGCAAAAGATTGGAAAAAGTATGCTTTTGATCATATTCAATCAAAAGGATATACAAAACATACCTGCATTCTAGCATTGAATATTATTGCTGATAATAATCAATGCCAGCTAGATAGATTTTTTGAAGCTCTTGAAATTGTTGTACTAAAACAATCGCCTTTTTGCGATGCAGATATCGCTTTTTTTGAAGGAGAGGAATAGTAAAGCCTTGAATATGGGGTAATTATGCCGGATAATTTTGTTTTAGATGCGTTGTTTTTTAGTGTGTCTTTTTGTATTTACAGTGTTTTGAAATTTAGGAGTAGAAAAAGATGAATTTTTTTAAGTTTTTATTTTTTACTGTTTTTTTGTTTTTTGGTTTTTCGGCTGGTGAAAAAACAAATCCTGTTTTTGTTACAGATGTCGACCCTTCTGGTAATCAAAAGTTTTTCGATTCTTTTGGGAGGGATAGATCAGCTCAACCATTTCAGGTTGGAGCAAATTTTTTTACATATTCATTGGAACCAGAAGATTTCGGTACATCCGTTTCAGGCTCAGGAGTAATTACACATGATACTGTTTCCGGTACAGCTGTTATAAAATCTGGTTTAACATCTGGAACAGCTAAATTCAGATCACATCAATATCATTTATACCAGCCAGACAAAGCGCAAGAGATTGATATTTCTATTGCCCCAGGAATCCCGACAACCGGAAACACAAAGATTTGGGGATACAAAGACGACAATGACGGCCTTTATTTTAAATTAAACACTTCTGGATTTTATGCATGCGCTCTTTCAAGCACTTCTGGATCTGCTGTCGAAACCTGTGTTGAATCTGCTAATTTTAACGGCACCGATTATGATTCCAAAACGCTTGTCAGAGATTACGATTTTTCAAAATCTGGAATCTTTTCGATTCGGTTTCAATGGCTTGGTTCCGGTGTGGCAAATTTTTATCTGGTAAATCGCAAAGGATCTGCCGCGCTTCTCCATACATATCAAAATCCTGGCACTTTATCTGAACCTTACATGAAACGCGGAGCCCTTCCTTTATCATTTGAACAATCAAGTTCAGACTCTTCCGTTGCGACTGATCAAATGAAGGTTATTTGTTGTTCCTGTATATCAAATGGTGGTGAAGATCCGGCAGTTCGAACTTTTGTTTCGATGCTTCCGAATGTTGGGATAACAACAAATGCGCTTGAGCACCATGTTGTTTCTTTCAGGCTTAAAGCATTATTCAAGGATCAGGTGAATACAACAACAGTTTTCCCACAAGAATTGAGGATTCCGGTTTTTGGTGGCTCTGTTCGTTACAGAGTTTATCAAGATTGTACTGTTACTGGTGGATCGTGGGTTGATATAAATTCATCTCTTTCAGCGGCTGAATATACAACGTCTGGAACGATTTCAAATTGCTCAAAACTTGTCGAAGGTGGAACAATCTTTGGGAGTACTTCAGGTACTCCAGTAAGTCAATTGATAACCGCAAATCAAGGCTCAGTCGGATTTAGGCAATTCAAAATTGTTCGGAAGGTTTTTGATGGCGAGTCAGCATTCAGCGTTACAGTGCAGCGATATGATACTGATAACGCAATGTATGACGTAATTATGAGGTGGGGAGAGTCAAGATAATTTGAAATAAAATATTTATCTATTAACACCTGTATAAATCAGGTGTTTTTTTATTTTAAAAGCTTAATTCGCGCGTAAAAAATCATTATTTACAAAGATTTTTTAAAAATTTTACTGTAACTAGAAGTAGAAAATATTTTTGAAGTATAATGTTTTTGTAAACAAAAAATATTCGAAAGGTTTGATAGTGGCAAATGTAAAAACGGCCGCAAATATGACAAGCAAGAACAAAACTGGCCGTCCAAAAAAAACAGATAAAAAAGATCCAAGAAATCCTCCGTACTCAAAACAGGTCGTAATAAATGCAATCAAGGAATGCGGTGGATTTTATACTTACGTCGCAAAATATCTTGGATGCTCTTCTCCTACGGCAAAAATTTACGTAAACAAATGGCCGGAGACAAAAGAGCTTTTTCTAATGTCTCAGTTCACAATAAATGATAAGGCTATCAAGAAATTTGAATCAGCAATTGATAACGGAGAGCAATGGGCCATAGATAGAATTTTGAAAAGAATGCCAGAGGAAGGACTTTCGCCGGATCAAAAAGAAGAAATTCATGATAACTCAAGTCAAGCAATCGACATGATGAAAGAATTTGCAAAAATGCTTGAAAGCGCTTATTCAGGTGCGAAATGATTCCAGCGGAAACAGCGAAAATTCTTTCCCAAAAGATTATTTACCATAGGGCGCAGTTTGAGCTTTTCAATTCGACAAAAAAGTTTATTGTAATTGCCGCAGGGAGAAGATCTGGAAAGACATTTACTTCAAAAAGAAAGCTGATAAAAGCCGCTTTTACTGTTCCTGGCAGATATTATTGCGCAGCCCCAACATATCCACAGGCAAGAGCTATATTTTGGGATGACCTAAAAGCTTACATAATTCCGCTTTTCAGAAAAGGGAAACCGAATGAGACAAGAGGAATAATTTTTCTTAAAAATGGATCTGAAATTCACATTGTTGGGCTTGATTCAGCAGCAAGGTTTGAAGGTCAGCCTTGGACAGGTGGAATTATAGATGAATTCGATGATTTGAAAGATGACGTGTGGACGGCACATGTTAGGCCTGCTCTTGATACAATTGGACTTAATACGTGGTGTATCATGTGCGGTGTCCCAGAGGGAAAAAGGCTTCTTTACGATTTGAGCAAAAAACCTGCTTATGATGATAACTACGCATATTACCATTGGAAAAGTGCAGAAGTTCTGGAAAGCCATGTTATTGAAGCTGCAAAAAGAGATTTATCAGCGATACAATTTAGACAAGAATACGAAGCAAGTTTTGAGACAGCGGAAGGATCTATTTATCCAGATTATGATTCAATAAAAAATGGGTCGAAAGCGACTATTAATGAGAGTCTGCCAATTCAGTGGATGCACGATTTTAACTACACACCACTTTCTTCTGCAATAATCCAGGATCATGATGACGGACATCATGTGGTAGATGAAATTGTTCTTCATTCGGCTGTAGCGCAAAATACAGCAATAGAATTCAAAGAAAGATTTAAGGGACATAAAAATAAACGCGTTTATATTTTTGGTGATTATTCGGGGACAAGTGGAGAAAATCATAATCAAAGCTCAGATTACACTACAATCGAAAAAATATTGAGAAAAGACGGTTGGAATGTTTCAAGACATGTTAGACCAAATCCGCTTGTGAAAGAGCGACAAAATTCAACAAGAGCGTTAATTTGCAACGCAAATGGGGAAAGAAAGCTTTTTGTGAACGTCGGAAAGTGCAAATATGTTGACAATGCGCTTTCAAGGACTAAAATTAAGAAAGGTGCAAGTTCTTCATATCAAGAAGAAGAAGACGAATTCCAGCATATGTCGACTGCAATCGGGTACTGGTCTTTCACAAGATTTCCGGTTACAAATGGTGTCAGACTTGTTCAATCAAGTTTTTGAGGTTTTATGAGTAAAAATGAAAATATTTTTGAGCTGTTTGATAATTTCACTGATGCCTATGAGGTTGCCTCACATTTTGAACTAATGGAAGATTTCCCGTGTCTGACAGCGTTTTCTGAATTCAGAAATGCTTTTAACTCATATGTTGGATTCGTAGCTGGCGCAAGGACTTATTCGCTTGTAAATAGAAACGATTCTTTGATATCACTGTTTTTCCCGGCATTGAAAAGCGAAGAGGCCGAAAATTACATTCGCAGGCTTTCGAATATGGCCCCGAACAATATCTACAAAAAAGCAATTTCTTCCGTGATCGGGATTATGACAAGAAAAAATCCAATGATTTCAAACCCAGATAAAGCTGATTCTGATTTTCTTTTAAATGTCGGAAATTCTCTTGATTACAAGAAAATTATAAACAGAAAAATTGCCCCTGCTTTGCTTTCTGGATTCGGAGGAATTTTTGTTGATTACTCCGGTTATTCTGTTGTCTGGAATGTTTTTGATGCTCGAAATATTTCAAAAAGAAATCTTAAAAAAATAAATATCAGTGGCGAAGAATATCTAACCAGAGTGGTAATCGTCACAGATGAATGCAGAGAAAACGAAGAATATGAAAAGAAAATAGAAAAATCGGCGTTTTGCATGAAATTGATTGACAGAGCTATGCTGCAAAGCTTTCTTGATGGAGAAGAAGTTGAAGCAACAGAAGGTGAAAATGGCAATGATTTTGTTTCTGTTTATGAAAAATATGAAGAAGAGAGAGAGGGAATAGTAAGAAAATCTTTTGGTTTTTTCAAAAACAAATCAGGAGAATCTTTTGATAAGATCCCATTTTTTCTTTTTGGTTCTGATGGTTATCAGCCACCATTTTATGCAGCAGCGAAGAAATCATTCAAGTATGCCGAAGTCGAAAGCCTCTTTGAAGAATCCCTGATGGTCGCAAATTATCCAATGCTCGTTCATAAAACTGATGGGAATGCGCTCGAAGTTTCTCAAGATGGAAGCGGAAAATCAGTTGTAAAAATATCGGCAAAATCAATAATTCCCATCGGAGTGAATGAATCGCTTGAATTTCTTGAGTGGAATGGAAAATCATTTGAAGCGACAGAAAGACGACTTGACAAAATGGAATATCAGATCGTTTCAATGATCGTAAATAGGCTATCAGATCAATCCACAGAAAGAACAAAAGCACAGTACGAGGGTGAACAAATGACAAATACAGCAGTTATTGTCACTCTTGTTGATTCCGCTGAAATTGCGATTCAGCAGGCCACTGTTGCCAGTGCGTTTTTCCTTGGAATCAAAAACGAAAAAATCCCGGTAATAAAAATAAATCGTGATTTTATAAAAGAAACAGTAGATCCGAATTTCATAAACGCAATTATGAATTCGTGGGATAGCAAATTCATGTCAGGAGAAACAGCGACGAAAATTCTGCAAGAAAAAGAAGTGATGCCAGACGCAACAAATTTTAGAACAGAGCAGGAAAGAATTCAGGAAGAATCAATTTATTCCGGGACTGAGCCAGTTTAATGAAAAAATCAAAATCTGATTTATTTTTTGATAAATACATTGAGGATCAAGCCTATCTGAATAGGCTTGATTTTCCATCTGCGAGCAATTTTAAAGAATCTCTTGAAGATATTTCTTTAGAAATAGAGATATTTTTAGAAGAAAACAAATTGCAAGAATCAAAAAAACAGCTTTTAACGAACTTTCAGAAAAATGTCAAAGACCAACTTCGTAAAATTTACAAAGAGTTAAAAACGGACCTATCTGATGATATGAAAGTATCTTCAGAACTTGCATATAAAACAAGCTCAAATGCGTTCAAAAAGATTTTTGATATTGACCAAATAGTTTCTTTTTCACAAATCCCAAAATCGGCAATAGCTGAATTTTCAAATCTGAATAGAAGTATTAGGTATTTTTCTTCGACAGGAATCAGATCATTCAACACAAGCAATGAAATAGACAAATTATTTACTAACCACTCAAAGAAATACCGAAACGCAATTAAACAATCTCTTGAAACAGGTCTGAGCACAAAAGAAGCGTCAAGGTTATTCAAGAAAAATTCCGAGAAAATAGACGGACTAAAAAACGCACATGTTGAAACTTTGACCAGAACCGCAATAGCTGAATCAATGTCTTTGGCAAGAGAAAAAAATGAGGAAGAAAATTTTTCATCTGTAATTTCAGGGCATATGTGGATAACTGTTTTTGACACAAGAACGTCTGTAATTTGCGCGAGTCTCGGGGGAAGAATTGCAAAAAAAAGAAGTGAATTCAGGGTTACACCACCGGCTCACCCAAGATGCCGATCAATTTTGATGCCGATAACTGACTTCACTGACACAAAGAATCTTTCTCAAAATTCAAGAGTTTGGGATGAAAAAATCTACGCTGATAAAGATAGACAGTTACACACAAAATTTGAAAAAAAGGATCAACGGCAAATAAACGTTGAAAATCCTGGTAACAAATCAAAATTCACATCATTCGATGGATTTTTAAGCCAGCTTCCAAAAGATAGGCAGGTACAATGGCTTGGACCAGAGAAATACAAGATTTATCAAACAGGAAAGCTTGGAATGAGCCAGTTGATTGATGGAAGCGGAAAAATCAGAACTGTTAAAGAACTTGCTTCATTGATCGGTCTAAAAAAAGAAGATCTATCAGAAATAAAAAGACGCGATATAAAAGCGTATAAGCCTGAAATATCAAAATCAGCAAAGAAAATAATTCAAGAAAGACTTGCGGAACAAAAAAAGTAAGTCTACAATAAAAGTTGTAACTACAATTTAAGTTGTAGAATCTACAATAAAAGTTGTATAAATCTTGAGACAAGATTTATTCACATTCCGAGACGGAAAATCAAAAAAAATTAAATTGCGAGATGCAAAGGGGAAAATCATGCCTGAAATTTTGACAAGCTATGGAAAAATTGAAGATGCGCCGGAGTCAGAAAGACAGTATTGCAAGATGAATGAAGACGGAAAAGTTATTTATGATAATTCCGGGCTTTTTAATGCTTTGCAATCCGAGAGAAAGACCGCAAAGCAAATTCAAAAAGAACTTGAAGAATTGAAGAACTTACAGAAAAAAACAGAAGAACCTGAAAAAAAGAATGAAAAACAGGCAGAAAATAGCGAAGTTGCTGAATTGAAAAAAAGGCTTGAAATCATTGAAATGCAAAGAAAGGAAGAAGCTGAAAAAAGTAAAAAATTGCTTCTTCAGAGAGAGGTGGAATCTGGGGCTGAAGCCGCTGGTTTTGATCGTGATTTTGTTGCGTTATACAATGGTGTTTTTTCAAAAGACGATTCAGGTTTATTTGTTTTGGATTCGGACGGGACGGCAAAGATTAACCCTGTAACTGGAAAAAGAATGACTGCTGAAGAATTCTTCAAGGAAGAAATAAAGCGAAAGCCAAAATTTTCCAAAGAATCAGCTTCTGGTTCAAATTCATCTTTTTCCGGGCAATTAAGACAGACGCAGATTTCAAAATCTGAGGAAAAAGAAATGCGAGAAAGATACGAAACTGCAATCAAAAACGGAAACATCAATCTCGTTACACGCCTTGAAAAAGATGCAAGAGAAAAAGGTTTTAACTTTTACGGATAGGAGATAAAAAATGGCCGCTACAACAGCCAGTCTTTTGACAACAAATAAACTCAATTATCAGGGGAGATGGATTGCCACAAGTCAAAACGAAACCCCTCTGATTAGTTTGATCACCAATTCAATGATGGACAGAGAGGGTTCACCTTTTGTCAATGTTGGATCAAGCAAGTTCACAATGGGACAAACTTATTCTCATGCAGCCCCTTCGCAGGGTGGCAGATCAGAGAATGCAATGTTTAATCCACCTGATTCAACAATTTTTCTAACGACTCAGGAAGTCGGGTATACTCAAGCAATCCAGAGGGCCGTAAAAATCTCACCAAGAAAACTAAAAGATTACAGCATTTCCGGTAATGTCATCATGGATGATATTATCAATCTCCCTGAATGGGATATGCAGATTAACGCAAATCTTGAAAGCATTCGCCTTGAACTTGAATATTCTGCGCTTTACGGAGTTGAAGTTGATGACTCCGATCCAGATGTGGCTTCTCAAATGAAAGGGCTTTTTACCGCAATCACAACTAATGCGATTGACGCAGGTGGCTCTGCAATTTCTAAGGCAATTTTTGAGGAAAGTCTCATTGTTGCAATGAAAGGAAACGGAGCAAATCTCAGGAATCCTGTCGTGATTGCCCCATACAAACAAATGATCAGGCTGCAAAACCTTTATACAAATACGCCAATGTCAGCAAATATTGGCGGCGCAAATCTGGTTAGGCTTATTGTGCCGACTGTCGGCGATGTTCTTCTTGTTCCAAGCGTTAGAGTTGCATCAACTTCGATCGGACTTTTTGACCTTAGCTGGCTGAACATTGTTTCAAATACTCAGCCTGGACAAAATCAGATTTCAATTGTCGACTCTCAGACTGTCACAAGAGGTGTTCTTAAAGATATTCTTGTTGATGCAGGTCTTGATTTTGGGCATGAGTCTAAACACGGCGCAATCACAAATCTTGCAGCATAAGAAGGAGCGGCAATGAAAAATATTATTCTTTTAGTTTTCGTTGCCCTCTTCTCTGTTTTTTTGCAAGCAGAGAACAGGGCAGATTCGCTAACTTCTGCAAGCCCAGAATTAAGGCAATATCTTTCATCTATTGAAAAAGGAATGCAAGGGGACGCGCTTTGGAGAAGCTATTCTTCAATTGAGCTTTCAACAGCAACAATCAATGCGACGACTACTACTTTATATTTCCCGGTTCAGCTTGTCGATTCGAGTAATAATTTAATGCAATGGTTTAACGATACAGTTACACCATTTTCTGTTGCTCAAAGTATTTCAACTTCTGTCGGTCAGGCGGTGCTGCCTGCAAGCTCAAAGGCGTTTTACGCTGGTTCTGCTGGCCTATCTGTTACAATTACTGGTACTTGGGCCATTGGTGACTATATCACTGTTACAATCCCGGCACTTTCTGATGGGTGTCTTGACGCTGTTACAGCAACACAAATTTTGACATTTACGGAGTAGAAATGAAAAAAATTGATTCTTTGGAAGCTGTAGAAACTTCATTGAAGGAAAAAATTGATGGTGAAATTGTCTATGTCGGAATCACTTCTTTTTTCATGGACGGGGAAGTCCACAGGGCAGATTTTGATAAGCATAGAAAATGCTGGTTTTTCAGAATCACTAAAGACATGAAAGACAATGTTGTAAAAGAGATTTTTTCAAGAAGAATTGATCCGAGGTAAAAATGGCGATATTTTTTGATTCAACTGTCGGTGGAGATACAGCAAATTCTTACTGTACGGTTGCCGAACTCAATCAATATCGTGAAAACTTGGGCTTAGCTGTTCTCTCAGATGCAGCGGCCCAAGTTGCTTTGATTAAAGCAACATTGTGGCTTGAAAATCAATATAGATTGCTTTGGAATACTCAAAACAAAACAACATCAACGCAGGCGCTTCATTTCCCACAAACCGGAGCTTATGACTATTCCGAAACTTTGATTTCTTCAGATGTGATCCCAGATCAGATTAAAAAAGCGGTTTACGAGTATTCCATCAGATCTTCTGGGCAATCAAGCCTTGATCCAGCGCAAAAAACAAATGTAAAAATGCAGGAACTTTCTGGACTTGGAACTCAGGAATTTTTTGGAAAAAATGTAGATGGAAGTTTACCTGATGATTTTAAATTTATAGATTCAATTTTATCGGGATTGATAAAAGGCCGCTCTGGAACTTTAAGAATCCTTGATTTATCGAGATACGCATGAGCTTAAAAACAGATTTTGAAAAATTAAGAGATGATCTATTTTCTGATTTTTCAGATTTCATTGAATCTTCAGCGACTTTAAAAGATAGACCAACAAATACATATAACCCAGCCACTGGAACAAATTCTGTTTCATTTTCAGTTTCAGAAACAATCGAATGTTTTCTGAAAGATTATTCGCAACAGCAGGTATCTGGAGAGATACTGCCAGGTGACACTGAGATAATTATAAATCCATCTGGACTTTCTCAAGATATAACAACTGCTGCAATTATTACAGCGTCCGGAAAAGAATATAAAGTTTTGAAAGTAAATCCGGTTCCAAAAACAAATCCTGTAATTTTTAGATGTCATTGCAGGGGGAGCGCTGGTGCCTGATAAAACTCTGCAAATAAAAGGGCTTCCTGAGTTCAAAGAAGCATTAAAAAAATTTTCTCAAAAAGTTAATGAAACTCCTGTTACAGCAGCAAAAAAATTAGCTTTGAATATATCAATGCAAACTATTTTAAATTCAAATGTTGATACAGGCCGCATGATTGGAGGATGGGAAATTTCAACCGGAAATACTGCTTCTTTTCCAGACGGAGAATCTTTTATTGAGTTTGCAGAAATTACAAATCCGGATCAATTCAAAAATCAAAGAATTGATAAAATGACTTCAAAAATTGACAGAATCAAAAATCCAAAATCAGGAAAACTTTGGTTTGCAAACAATGTAAAATACACAATTTATCAGGAATTTGGAACTGAAAAAATGGATGGCACATTTGCTTTAACAAACGCAATCGCCTCGACAACGCAAAGAGCTTTAGAGCTTATCAAGGAAGCAAGTTAAAATGAATTTTTTACAGATAAAAACTACAATAGAAACTGAATTAAGTTCATGGTGGCCGACTTCTGGGAATACTCCAATTCTCTGGGAAAATACGCAAATGCAAGTCGGAGACGATACAAACATATACATTATTCCGCAAATTATTCCGGCGAATTCTGATAAAATTGAATTTGGGTATGACGGAATCGTTGAAGTTGTCGGGACTATTTCTTTTAAGGTGATTGGAAAAGTCGATCAAGGGTCAGGGCAAATTTACACAAAAGCAGATTTATTGAATAATCATTTTTCTGATGGTAAATTTGGAGAAATACACACTTCCGCAGGGAGAATCATTGTTTTAGGAACAAATGAAAATAGGTTTCAAATAAGCGTTTTGATACCATTTAATACATATCAAAATCCGAGGAGTTAAAAAATGAGTACAGTTAATGCAATTGCTAAAGGATCTGGTGTAGAAATTGCCTATATCAGACAAACAGATAAAGATACAATCCCGTCCTCTGGGACAGTCTATAAAGTAAAATGCGCAGGAGAATCTTTTGATTCAATGCTTCCGAATGAGTTTGATTCCGATGTTTCGTCTGACGGTCAAAAAATCGGAACAGTTTCAGGTCTTAGAAGCACAACTGGCGCTCTTTCATCTCTTCAAGATGAATTCGGCGCATATGATGATTTTGACCTTTCTGTTTTGAGGAAATCCGCTTTTACAACAGATACCTACACTGATACAGTTGCAACAATGGTCGGTTCTGGTGACGGAACAACAATGGTTATTACCGGATCAGGTTCCACTGATTTTTCTACTCTTATCGTTGGTGGGCCGGTTAAACTTGCTGGAACAACTGTAAGTGCAAACGCAGTTGGAATTTTTCAGGTAGTTGCTGCGGCTGCTGGTGCTTTCACAGTCGGAAAAACAAATAAAGATCAGGACTTTTCTTCTATTTCTGAATCATCTATCGCGCTTACAGTAACCCAAAGATACGCAAAGAACGGTTCTGATGAATCTGTTATGTTTGTTGTCGAGAAAAGAATCAATCAGGTTAATACGTCGAACGGGTTCAAAAGAGTTCTTGGAATTCAGGGATCATCTTCTACTGTAAATATCGCTGCTGGTGGAGCTGTTACAAGAGATTTCAGCTTCATTGGCACCGGGAATGGTGTCGCTTCAGATGGAATTGTAGGTCCAAATGGGTGGCTCGTAGATGGGGCACAGACCGCAGGAGATACGACAATTCTTATCAAGTCAGGGGCAACAGATCCAGCCGCAGGAGACATTTGTTTTATCGAAGGAGATACGACAAACACGAAATATACTGTTGTGTCTTTTGCGACTTCTACAATGACAATCACACCAGCTATCAGGGCAAATATCGGAGATAATGATAAAATCTTTTTTTATAGACCTGCTACAAATGGAGGTGTTGATCAGAAAGTTGAAAACAACCTAGGGTACACGGTTATTGATGGATCTTATCTTTGCGTTACAAGCGGAAATATCAATGTAAACAATAACCTTTCTGCGATCAATTGCGTGGGTGACGAAAATCCGACCGAACTTGTCCCTGGAGATAGGCTTGTTTCTGGATCTATTGTTGTAAACTTTTCCACAAATGTTCAACCTATTTTGACAAAAATTGCAGCGAGAACCAGGTTTCCAATTTCCATTTTCTGCTCTGATATTCTTGGAAATGTAAAATGTTTTCAGGTTCCGGAGGCTGTAGGAGATGAGGAAATGGTCAAGCGTGCAGACGCAAGCGTATTGCAGCAAAATATTCCGTTTAAGGCAGAAAAAAGCTCTACATACGGGACAAATTACATCTTTCACAGTTTGGCAGTATAAACATATTTAATCTGATTTGGTCTGGTGCGTACCGTTCAGCGCGCCGGGCCAAATACTTGAACGGAGATAAAATGGATTTTAAAAAAAGTATTCTTGAAAAAAAATGGTTCAAACTTTCTGAAACCCTAAAAGATGAAAAAGAAAAAGGGGAAATTGAACTTGTAAATCATCTTACTTCTTCTGATTTTATTGATGAAAGAAGTAAAATTGATGAAAATCTTTCTGATGAAGAAAAAAGAAAAATAATTTCAGAGCTTGTTGCAAAACATCTAATCGCAGGATGGAAATTTTTTAGCTACGGAGAGAAAGATATTC